CCTCACTGCTCCAAGTTTTCGTCAACACGGTGCTCGGCGAGACGTGGACGTTGCTGGGTGAGGCGCCGGACTGGAAGGTGCTCTACGACCGGCGCGAGGATTTGAAGACCGGCATCATCCCACGCGGTGGGCTGTTCCTAACGGCTGGTGCGGACGTCCAGAAGGACCGCATCGAAGTCGAGATTGTCGCGTGGGGGCGCGGCAAGGAGTCATGGTCCGTCGATTACCGTGTGATCGAGGGCGACACCTCGCGCCCTCAGGTGTGGGAGAAGCTCACCGGGCTGCTGAATGAAACGTTCACGAGCGCAAGTGGTCTCGAAGTGCCGATCACACAACTCGCGGTGGATTCCGGCTACGCCGCGACGGAGGTCTACACATGGGCCCGGAAACAGGGCCATCGCGTGGTCGTGATCAAGGGCGACTCGCGCGCGGCAGCACTCCTGGGCAACCCCGCGCCGATTGAAATCGGACCGCTCGGTGCCAAGATCAAGCGCGGCGTCAAGGTGTGGCCGGTCAACTCCGGGATGGCGAAAGAGGAGTTGTACCGCTGGCTGCGATTGGAACGACCCACCGACGAAGACCTCCAACAAGGGCAATCCTTCCCACCCGGCTACTGCCACTTCCCGCGCTACAGCGAGGAGTACTTCAAGCAGATCACCGCCGAGCAACTGGTCACAAAGATTGTGAAGGGCTACCGGCGTCACGAGTGGCAGAAGATGCGCGAACGCAACGAGGCGCTGGATTGCCGGGTGTACGCTCGCGCGGCGGCGAGCAGGATCGGACTGGACCGCTACCAGGAGAAACACTGGCAGGCAATTGAGGACCGCATGGGAGTGCCGAAGACTCCGGAGACACCAACTCCTGCTGCTCCGGCCGCGCCAGCGGGATCGCGTCCGCAGCCCCGCCCTGCTCGGAGACGGACATGGGGCCGGTTCTAAGAGGAAGCGATGGCGTATACACAGAGTCATTTGGATGCGCTGCAAGAGGCGCTGGCCTCCGGCACGTTGACCGTCACCTTCGAGGGACGGAGCATCACCTACCGTTCCGTCCAGGAATTGCAGCGCGCAATCTCCGTTGTGCAGAACTCGCTGAACCAACAGTCCGGTAAGCGGGTTCGGCAGTACCAACTGTCGGGGAGCAAGGGCTTCTAACTCGTGTTCAACCTGAATTCATTTTTGACCCGTTTCAAGCGGGGCGGGAGCGGTGCGCCCGCGCAGCCTCCCACGCGCCGCGCTAGTGGCTCGCCATACGAGGGCGCGACCACTGGCCGGCGGTTGGGCAACTGGGTCACGACGCGCGACGCTATCAATTCCGTCTGGTATCAGAGCGCGGATCAGCTGGTGGCGCGTTCCCGCGACATCATCCGCAAAGACGGGTGGGCTTCGAAAGCGGTGGACGAGTGGGTGTGCAACGCCATCGGCACCGGCATCAAGCCGCAGTCGATGCACCCGACTCTGGCGGTGAAGGAAAGGCTCCAGGCGCTCTGGTCCCTTTGGGCAAATGAAGCGGACGCCGCCGGGATGACCGACATCTACGGACTTCAGGCGCTCGCGTTCCGGTCGATGGTCGAGGGCGGCGAGTGCTTCGCGCGCAGGCACGACCGCGACCTTCGCGAGGGTTTGAGCGTACCGCTTCAGTTCCAGTTGATTGAAGCGGAGCAATTGCCGTTCTACCTCGCGCGGCCCACGCCGAACACGCCGCAGGGAAACGTCGTGCGCGCGTCCATCGAGTTCGATCCGTCCGGTCGCCGCACGGCTTACTACTTCTACAAGCAGCATCCCGGCGAGCGGATCTTCTTTCCCACCGACCTGGAACTGATGCGGGTTCCGGCCGCGGAGGTCATGCACCTGTTCCGGTCGCTCCGGCCCGGCCAGTTGCGGGGCATCCCGTGGATGGCGAACGCGCTGGTTCGCTTGTGGGAACTCGACCAGTACGACGACGCCGAGCTGCTGCGGAAGAAGTTCGCCGCGATGATGATGGGCTTTATCACCCGACAGAATCCGGACGACGCGTTCTTCCCGAACGCCGCGCCGTCGGAAGCGACGGAAGACGGAGGCCTGGCCGGAACGGGCGGTTCGGGAGTCGCGGTGGCGCAACTCGAAGCGGGCACCATGACCGAGTTGGAGCCCGGCGAGGACGTGAAGTTCAGCGAGCCCGCCGATGTGGGCGGGAACTACGAAGCGTTTGAACGCATCCAATTGCTCCGGATCGCGGCAGGACTGGGTATGCCGTACGACATGCTCACAGGCGATCTGTCGAGGACCAGTTATTCGTCGATCCGGGCGGGCATCCTCTCCTTCCGGCGGTTGTGCGAGCAGATCCAGTTTGGCGTCTTCATCTATCAGTTCTGCCGCCCGACCTGGCGCGCGTTCGTCGAGCAGGCGGTCCTGGCGGGCAAGCTCGACGCCCGCGACTACATGGCCAACCGGGACGACTACCTGGCAGTCGAGTGGCACACGCCGAAGTGGGCATGGGTCGATCCAGAGAAGGACGTCAAGGCAGAGATCATGGCGATCCGTGCCGGCCTGAAGTCGCGGAGCATGTCTATCAACGAGACCGGGCTGGATGAGGAAGTAGTGGACGAGCAGATCGCCCGCGACAACGAGCGCGCCGACCGCCTGGGACTGGTGCTCGATTCCGATCCGAGAAAGACGGATGCGCGCGGCCAGGCGGCGAGTGTCCTCGACACCGGCGACGACACCGGCGACGGCGTTGACCTTCCGGACGGTGCAGCGCCGCCCGACTCGAAACCGGAGCCGCCCAAGCCGAAGCGCAAGGAGCCTAAGAAATGAAAGCGAACTATCTCCCGCACCTGGCGGGACGGGTCTTCGGCGTTCCGCTGCTGATTCAGCCGCAGAAGTTGAGCGTCATCCTTCAGGCAATCGGTCCGCGTCTCGGTCTGCGCCAAGCGGAGATCGAAATCGAGGGCCTGGGCGTGCCGGTCGCTGCGCGTATGCCATTGGACGAAGGGGAAGATCTCGACGAGATGGACGACGGTGCCCGGAGGCAGAAACCGTATCTGGTGACTCCCGACGGCATCGCGGTGATCGGCGTCTCCGGAACGCTGGTCAAGAAAGCCAGTTGGCTCGACGCGGTGTCGGGGATGCAGTCCTACGAGAGCATCCGCGCGGACTTCCAAGATGCGGTGCGCGACCCGCGCATTCAAGGCATCCTGCTCGACGTGGACTCGCCCGGCGGCGAGGTCGGCGGTCTGTTCGACCTTGCGGACGAGATCTACAACGCGCGCGCCGAAAAGCCGTGCTTCGCCATCGCGGACGACGATGCGTTCTCGGCGGCCTACGCCATCGCCAGCAGCGCGCAACGCCTGTTCGTGACTCGCACCGGCGGTGTGGGCAGCGTCGGCGTGATCGCACTGCACCTGGATCAGTCGGCCTTCGATGAAAAGGCCGGCCGGAAGTACACCGCGATCTATGCGGGCGCCAGGAAGAACGACTTCAACCCGCACGAGGCGCTGTCCAGTGCTGCCAAGGACGAATTGCAAGCCGAAATCGACCGGCTTTACGACATGTTCGTCGGCACGGTCGCGCGCAACCGCGAGATGAAACCGGCGTTGGTCCGGAACACGGAGGCGGGCCTGTGCTACGCGGAGAAAGCCATCAGTGCTGGCTTCGCGGATCAGGTTGGAACTTTTGACGCTGCGCTGAATGCCGTTCTCGAAGCGGTGAAGGCGCGAAAACAAGCTCGCGTGGCGGCGTCTGCCGCAACGCAGATCCCCAAAGGAGAAACAACGATGAGTCAGCAACTTGAAACCAAAACGGCAGACGCCCCCGCTGTATCGCCGGTGTCCACCGAAATGAAACCCTCGGAAGCACCTGCTCCAGCCGCCGCCCTGCCTGTGGTTGATGCCGCCGCAATCGAAACCCGGTTGCGCGCGGAGTACGAAGAGATCGCGGTGCTTTGCACTCTCTCGGGCCATCCCGAACTGGTCGCGGAGTTGATCGCAAGCAAAAGGACCGTGGCCCAAGTACGCGAACACCTGCTCGCTCTCAAGGCGCAGCAATCGCAGCGGACGGCTGTGCAGTCGCACGTGCAGGGTAGCCCGACCGGCGCGGAAGGGCAGTTGAACTCCGCCGCGCAGCAACTAGCCGCCAGCCGCAACATCCCGTTCGCGCAGGCGTACGTGGAGGCCATGAAACTCCACCCCGAGCTTTACCAGCAGTACCTCGCTGAGAAGTCGGCCCCGATGCGGGCGAACTAGGGCGGCGAGCTAATCCAACCGAAAAGGAGCATTCGATTATGGCTTTCGAAGTCAATTTGCAAACGGTCTCGGTCCCGGCTAGCGCCGACTTGTCCACGAAGCAGTTTCTGTTCGGGACGATCAACGCCAGCGGGCAGGTGGCGGTGACCGGCGCGGGCGTCGCGTCGGACGGCGTCATCGCACTCGGCCCCAGTGCGCAG